TCTACAAAAGCAGATGCATACCCAACACTATTATCAAAAGGATCTAGTTCTTGAATAATTTGCTCGCCAATAATATCTAGAGGATTGCCACTTAAAACTTTAACTTTCAGTGCATAAGTGGTGATCCAATCGGATGTAGATGCTTTGAATACAAAATTACTAGGATTAACAACCTCTGGAACTTCTAGAGGATCCTTAGATATTAATGTATTGAAGATAAACTTAATAGATCTATCAGTACCTTTTTCCTTATAGAAATCGGAGATATTCTTAATAAGAGTTCTCTTGTCTACCGCATCCTTTAAATACTTCTCTGGAAATGCTGATAGTAAATCAGATTCAAAATTTTTGACAATTGCATACAAGAATAGATTACTAATGTTCTGAACATTAGAACCAACACCATGAGCAGCAGCTTGAGTAGTTACAAAAGTGCTGGATTCGTATAAATCACCTAGTTTTGTGTTTCCACTAACTCCACGAGAAACATTTAGAAACTCGGTATCAGTTCTACCTTGATAGAACAAGATTTCATCAGAAATCTTAATATAACCATTATCTTTAGGAAAAGATGTTGCATCTTCTACAACAATAGTAGAACCAGATTCATCTACAGAAACAGAAAGAGTTGTGGACTCTTTTAAAAGATTTTTCTCGTAAAAATCAACATCACGATACTTCGTGATGTTTTGAATAACATCAATGGGTTGTCCGCGAACTTCTAACTGCTCATAATACTTCTCAATAACTTTTGAAAAGTTTTCATATTCAGTAGCAATAAATTCGGGCAGCTGGTTCTCGATTAGAGTCGATATCCTGTTCGTATCTGCCATCTATACTTACTCTGCTTTAATAGAAAATGTACTCTTGGGGATATCTACATCTAGATAGACCTCTCTAGATGCAGTCACATCGTTAGATAGTGGGACAACTCTTACTTCGATTCTGTTATCGAAGAAACTACCCTGAATAATCGTTAAATCGTAAAGTTTGATCTCGCCTTTGGCATAATCAACTTCACCGACATTGCTGTTAACAATGACTTTTTCATTAGAAATTGGATCTATTCTATATAGGTAGATTACGCCACCCCTGTCTTCCAAATACAACGTATACAGAGGATATTCAGAAATTTTGAATCCTGTGGATGATATTACAACATCTTCTTCACATTCGGCATCAAAAGCATTTTGAAAACAAATTTCATAGAAAAATTTATTATTGATTGATGGATAGAAATCTTTTCTTAATTTAATCGATGTAAGATTACCATTGATACTACGATCAGCATCATCGATAACGCCAACAAATTTTGAATATCTGAATTTACCATTAAATTTTTCTGTATCAGATCCTGAAATATAACCTTCTAAGGAAGAAATAATTTTAGACTTGATCTCTTGAGGATTTAAATTTGTTACAGATTTAGTGAAAGAGATATTAGAAGTAAGTTCCACATAAAGCACAGATGCGTCAATAACATCAGGTGTCACAGATGCCACCATATAAGGTCTCAGACCATCCCTAATCTGCTTCTTGGTAGCAGAACTCAAACGTGCTGTTCCAGTGGGTTTAACGACGATTTTAACCTTACCAAATTCTGGGGGATCATCCTCCTCTCCACCAAATGTAATGATGTCTGCAACTGAAGGATAGATCTCTCTTACAATAGATGCATAATCAGCAGCAGTTACAGCGCGGTTTTGTGTACCAAAATATTTTGGTGCATTGAACTTAATCTTATTGATGGACTCAATTTCAGTACCACCAGACGCAATATCGCCTACATCTCTAGAAGAAACGAAATCAAGAGTATATGTAATGCCAGTACCATTGATAGCATCCGTCAGTACACCATTAAAGGTGAATGTACGTGCTCCATTTGGAATAGAACCATTAGTAGATAGATATGTGATTTCAACTTGGTTACCTGCTTCCAGTGCCTTTCCTAAGACACCATCACCAAAGAAGATCTCATATTGCTCATCTTCAATCTCTTCAATATAATATATGTCAGCTGCTCCGTTAATATCAAGGATAGAGTCGGATTTTGCGAATACTGTTGCGCTAGTTGACTGAACAGAGGGGAAGACACGTACTCTCAGTGTCGAAATGTCCGCAGATGGGTTCTTAATTACAAAACGTTGACTCTTATTTGACGCGGAAACAACGTAAGTATCCGTAATAAAGTTTCCTTCATAGATCGCGATGTCATCAAAATCCGCTCTATTGCTAACAACTTGCGCTTTAATATCATCGATGACAACAAAATTATACGCAACACCATCAAATGTTGTCGTAAATCCCGTGCCTCGGTTTAAAATAATTTCATTGGGCGGAGTAAGTTGATTGTCAAAGTTTACTCCAAAGGATAATACTGCTTTAGATGCTACAGCAGACTTCGGTCTATATCCTAATTGCTTTGCTAACGATACTACATTGTCCCTCAGGGTTGCTGAATTGAGGAACGTCTCATTCACCACCATGTTAGTGTTGAACGCTGTGTAATACGTATTATATGCTAATACGTCAAGAAGGTTCGCCCAGACAGAACCTTCAAAGTCAAAATCAGTAAAATCCGTCTGTGCCCTAAGATAATCCTTCAAGGCAGCTTTGATATCTTCAAAGTCTAAGTTTGAAATCTGTACGTATGGCATTAGCGAGTTCTCTCTAGGAAGAATTCTATAAGAACGGGACGATCTTCTCTACCCACGATTAAAAAGTCTAATAGAACCTCATAACCATTAGAATCAAAATCAATATCAAGTTCTAATGATCTGATTTTAATCCTAGGTTCATATGCAAGTAGGCAATTCTCAATTGCCGTACCAATTTTTGCTGCAGTTGCAGAATCTAGTGGTTCAAATAAAGATTTTCTAATAGACGATCCCAAATTAGATTGGAAAGGTCTCTCGCCTTTATTAGTCATCAATAAGTTAGCAACTGCTTGTTTAATGGCAGCCTCATCCTTCTTGACGATTAAATCGCCAGTAACTGGATGTGGTTTGAACGTAATGTTCAGATCCTTAAACGTTTGGAAAGTTGCCACACTACTAAGCAGAGTATCTTATGTATTTATAGGGTTACCAACGAAACTCATAAAGATTCAAAGAAATGACAACTCTAGCAGAAGAAGACTTTGCAGGAGAACTCGCATGATAGTGATTACCATCAAAAAATACCATCTTACCCTTCTCTGCTTTTACCTGATGCTTAATGTTATACGCAGTTGAAGGGGCAGTCTCATTAAAGATGAATGTATCACCATCATCGCTATTCACATAATACAGACAAACTATATTAGTCTTAATGCGGTCTGCAATCGCCTCTGTGTAGTCTACATGGGCATTGTTATGCAATGCATCACCAGCAATGTTTAAACCCCATCGTAGACGCCAGGGAGAAATATTAACTGCTTTTTGCTTGTATGCTTTGATATATTGATCACGAAACATTGGCATCAAGAATGCATACTTATCCCATTCTTTAGATATACCACCATCATCCATAGGTGTATAGTTAAATCCTGGTTGCTTATAATGATTACCAGGCAATACTTGTGGAAAACTTACATCATCAATATAACGCCATGGAATCTCACTTACCATCCCTTCCAAGTAATCTTGAATAGAAGATGGTAGTGCATCATGCACTTCAATCATTCTGGACCAATCCTTTCATAAATTCAATCGCACCTTCGTCTTTTTGTCTTTTTACATTACGAGCAGCATACAACCAGCGATCACTTGCAGGTTGTGTGATGAGAGTCATTCCAGACTCCACAAATTTCTCGCCTAGATCTGTAGGACTATTTGCCATTGATTATTCTCCTGTACATTGTTGGTGACCAATACTTATAGTAATCGGTCTTGTGTAGAGTTTCTCTCGCACTCTCTAATTTATCTTTCTTCTGAATCAATATTAAGTTTCCGACACCAAAATTACTCTGGACACCATTGATATACGTTGGTTCATCCATATGATCATCCAGAATCACATAATCTGGATACATCATTGATAATTCTGATGTCTTTTGCATCATAGCACATAAACTCACGTTGCCAACATCAAAAATTATGACATCAGCGTTCGCGTCTGAATTCAGAGCAATGTCCGCTAATTTACACTTAATAACCTCCACATATGCCGAAGAGGCATAAGGACAGATGGCATGACCACCTAATTCCTCACGCCCCTCCGAAACATGCTCAATCCACTTACTTACCCTGTCCTCTATATCGCTTCTTTGCATTATTACGACTGGTGCTAGCATATTTAGTATTCTTACCAGTACCCTGGCGAGTCAACTTGGGTTTACCCTGAATATATCCATCCTTCATCATTGCCATAGTGCGTCTCCTTGTGTACTCCCGTATTATACCACATAAACAGTAGCATCGGGAGTGGAAGCAATTGTGATGCTTGTAGGTTCGTTCAAGAAATCCCCTACCTTCGCTATACAATTCTTTGCTGTATTACTATTACTCACAGCAACAATCTTCCTGGGACTTGTACAAGGGTCGCCCTTCGGTGTGGTCCCTGGTACTGGTGATAATACATTGGTATTAAACAACACAGGTTTCTTCATCGCATACAAATTAATGCCAGGTGTACTCGGTGCCCCAGTAACAGTCGGAGGGGTGTTACATACACCCTTTCCGCCGCTATCTAAACTGGTGGTTGTTGCAATTGGTCTAGACATGTCTTGATTGCTTGTAGTTCAATGTACATCTCATTTAAAAAGTCCACAAGATTCTCATGGTCCTCTTTACCTGGTCTCTTATACATCAGGGGTCCTGGCACCTCCAGGGAGTTCACTCTCTTCTCCAAGGAACTCAATTTCGCTTTGTAGTCGTTGTCCATTTCTAAAACTTTCCTTGTGCTGTATGCCGTATGCTCCAAATGCTGCACTGATATCCATTTCTGGTGCATCATCTGCATTACGATAGTAGTCTAATGCAGCATCTTGGATTGCATCGGCAAATTCATTGAATTCATCGAACCTCTGCTCCTTAATGGTGCCGTCCTTTGTCTTGTAAGTGATTTTGTGGTTTTCCATATTAGTCCTCGTCGAATACTCGAAAAATTGCAGTCCATACTGAATGGAAAAAGACGTATAGGAAGAATTTTCCTTCCTGGTCTCTGTTACGCTTTCGTGCTGGTGCTTGTCCCATGATAATCCTCATTATATCTTGTTATGTATCCCCTAATCCCTTCTACCGCGTTCGTTCTCAGGATACTCTCAGTTTCTTTGAGACATATCATAATATAACTAATTTCCTCTCGGAATGTTGTTCGGGTTTTCATAGCGAAATTTTCTGGGGGAATTTTTTTATATCGGAAGTACCTGAAGTATTTATCTCGCTTGGGTAACACTTTGTAGGTTAGAGTACGAGTAGGAGTCCCGCTCGGCATTCGGGGGTATACAAAAAAGGGGGCATATTACTGCCCCCTGTGTTTAACTTAGTGCTGTGAGTGATCTTCTCAATTGTCGCTTAATCTGTGCAATGGCATAGTTATCGCTAGGTGTCTTTGAGCATGTTTGAATGATGCCTAGGTCAGGGTGTTTGTATTTCAAATGCTTCGATTCATCGATGCAGATGAGACCTTCGGCAAACATGATTGAATCAACTGCCTTGCGGTATTTCCTGATGTTCATTGACATGTAGTGTGGTGGGGTTAGTGTAAAGAAAGGGGGCGACCCCTTAGAGTTCAGCGAGCATCTCATCCATCTCATCGGTGTCTACCTTGTCAGACAACCATGCCACGCCG